TGCTATCTTATTTGACACGATTACGGGCGTATGGAAAAGCCGTAAACAGGGCAAGCCAATAACGAGTAGAGGATTGAGCCAAATAATTAGTAAAATGTTTTTATACCAATTAACGGTTATTTTGTTTTTTCTTATTGATTGGTTTATACTTAATTCGATAGTAAAAACTATCTTTTCCGTCGATTTATTACTTACTAAAATAATGGCGTTAGTTTTGGTTTCGGTTGAAGTTGTAAGCATTAACGAAAATTACAAAGCGGTTCGGGGCGTTGACCTTTGGGCAAGTTTGAAAAATCTAATTAGTAGGGCAAAAGAAATAAAAAAAGATAGCGATGAAATTGGACTTAAATAAAATTATACAAGTGCCGTTAGATAAGGCGCAGTATTTCCAAGAGGAAAACGAAAAGAAACAAATTTATTTACACCACACGGCGGGGGGTGGCGATGCAAGGGCGGTTAGTAGGTTTTGGAATAGTAACGAAACACGGATAGCAACGGCGTTTGTAATCGGTGCAAAAGGCGAAATAGTACAATGCTTTTCGAGTAAGCATTGGGCGTGGCATTTAGGAATAGACGTAGAAGACTTTTCCAAAAACGGAGCGGCTTATCAAAACTTAAACAAATGTTCGATAGGTATTGAAGTTTGTAATTTTGGTATGTTAAAACTTAGGAACGGCAAATTTTACAATTATACGGGCGGTTTAGTTGACCCGAGAAACGTAACAACGTTAGACAAGCCGTTTAAGGGGCATATTTATTGGGAGCGTTACACGGACGCACAAATAGAAAGTACCCGCCAGTTAGTCGTATATCTTTGTGAAAAATACGATATTCCAAAAGAATACAGGAGCGAAATTTTCCAAATCGACAAAGAGGCGTTTAAGGGTACAAAAGGAATTTTTACGCATAATTCAGTACGTAAGGACAAGAGCGATATTTACCCGTGTCCTCGTATGATTGATATGCTTAAAAATTTATGAAACGTTTAATCGTGTTTTTAGCCGTTTTAACGGCGTTTTCGTGTTCAAGTGAACGCAAAGCACAATACCACTACCGAAAAGCCCTTAAACACGGCTTAAAAGTGGTACAGGATAGCGACACGATACGTATAACTTCGGTAGATTCATTTCCAGTAATAAAAAACGATACGATATTTTGGGAAAAGTTTTTTACTACAAAAGATACGGTTATTCAATTTAGGAATGTTTACGTACCTAAAACACGTTGGCAAACGAGAATTGAATACAAAGAGCGAATTAAAACAATTCAAATCGAGGGTAAGGTAAAATGGAAAACCGCCAAAGCTCAACAAGTCGTAAAGTACCGTACAAATTGGTGGGTTGTTTTAATTGCTTTTATAGTTGGGTTTTTTCTTAAACCTTTAATCAATCTTTTTAAGGTATGGAAGTCGTAAAACACGGGCGTAACGTCCACGAATTAAGGTTAGAGGGTAGGCAAGTACACGTAGCGATGTTATCGGATTTACATTGGGATAATCCGAAATGCGATAGGGAGTTACTGAAAAAGCATTTAGATTTTTGTAAAGAAAATAACATTCCAGTCGTCGTAAATGGCGACTTTTTTTGTTTAATGGAGGGGCGTGGCGATAACAGGCGAAGCCGTAACGTAATGCCAGAACATAACAACGGGCGTTATTTGGATTCGATAGTGGAAACAGCGTCCGAGTGGTTTATGCCGTATGCCGAAATAATAAAAATCATAGGATACGGAAACCACGAAACGAGCGTTATTAAGTATCAGGAAACGGATTTATTGCAAAGGTTTGTAGACCTCTTAAATTACAAATGTGATACGAACGTACATACGGGCGGTTACGGGGGTTGGGTTATTGTAAAACAAAACTTTCACGGTAACGTAAGTATAAGTACCAAAATAAAGTATTTCCACGGGTCGGGTGGTGGTGGCGTAGTTACAAAGGGAGCGATTAACCAAACGAGGGCGTTGGAAATGTACGAGGATTTTGATGTATTTAGTATGGGGCATATACACGAAAACAGCGCACGTAACGATGTACGGGAGGAATTAAGGTTTAATAGTAAAATGGGTTATTCAGTTAACAAAAAATATATTCATTTAATGTTAACGGGTACGTACAAAGAGGAATACGGGGACGGCGGTTCGGGTTGGCACGTTGAACGTGGCGCACCCGCAAAACCTTTGGGAGGTAGGATACTAAAAATAGAATGCAAAGAAACAGATAGAATAATACAAAAAAATATAGATAGTTTTAAGTTTCCTTTGTAAATTTGTTGCATAGCGTTTTTAATTAGGGGGGTAGCGATACCCCTTTTTTAGTTTATAGCCTTATTTTTGCGGTAATTATTTACGTTTATTGCCTTAAAAAAAAATAAATTTGTTAAAAAGTGAAAAAAAAGTTTAATAAAGTTTGCAGTTATCAAAATAGTATTTATATTTGCCTATAATTAAAAACAAAACGCTATGAAAAACAAAAAATTTAGGGTTCAAGTTTATGAACATTTGACCATTGAAATAACTATCAATGAAAAAGAAGATGGTTACAAATTCAAAACACCTAAAGGTTTGGGTGGTCGGTATTATTACTCTTTATGTAATGATTTAGATAATGCCTTTGCTGAACAATATCCAACCGAAGAATTTATTATTAGAAATAATATCCGAAACAATTAATCCGTAACGCACATTAAAAACAAAACGCTATGAACAAAGAGGAAATTTTACAGGTAATCTTAGATTACGCAAAGGAGTTAAAGGACAATTACTATGAAAACAGGGACGCTTTTGGTAGCCTTGACGAAGATACCCAGCGAACGGCATTAAAGCTAATTGTTATTGAAGAATTATTAACCCGATTAGGATATTAACGATGACTAAAAAAGAATTTTATGAAACTTTGGCGGGGGGGCTATTTGTAGCCCTATTGCCTTACTTGATTTACAAACTTTTAATTTTAATGATGTTATGAAAGATTTAAGTATAGAATTAACTGGGGAATTTTGCGATTTTGGTTTTGAAATCAACGAGCAAATTATTTGGGGTTCGTGTTCGTTTACAATGCGCCCAGATTTAGACGGGCATTTTGAAGTAAGTATCGATAATATCGTGGCGTACTTTTATGCGGGCGAAACGGAGTTGGAATACAAATTAAATGCAAGGGAAATAGATTCAATTTGCGAGGGTGTTTTTTCCGTGGCTAACGATTTATGCCTTTGGGAAAAACAACAGGAATACGAGCGGGATTATTGGGACGAACTTAATTCGGAGGAGGAATATTATGGAAACTAAATTAGGCGAACAAATAAAATGGTGGAGCGATGGAATGCGGGACGTAACGAAATCAGGTAGTTTTAATTGGAAACACTATTGTAAAGTAATTGAGGCAAAATATGAAAATTTATACGGTACTTTATTGGACGAGGGAATACGTATCCAGTCCACGAAAAAAAACACGGATAACGATAATAGCATACGATAAAACGGACGCGGTTAGGCGGTTGGATATTTGGGAAAAATTAGTAATTGAAATTAAAGAGGTATGCGGGATTTAGTAGCGCAAATAATAGATAGGCACAATTTAATATCGCGAAGCCGTAAGTTAATGTACGTAAACAAACGAAGTTTTTTAATGTTAAAGTTGCATAACGACGGGTACAATTTAAGGCAAATAGGCGAGTTATTCAGGTTAAACCACGCTACCGTAATCCATAACATAAAGCGGGCGGAGTGGTTCGAAAAGACGAACGAAAGGATTTATTTAGAGGACACCCGAGAAATACGTTTGGAGCTAATGAATTACCCAGCTAAACGCAATTTAGATAATTTAGTAAGCGATGTACTCGACTGCAAATCTATACGAGGGTTAGAGCAAATACAAGTTCGTTTATTAAAAAATCAATACGAGTTTAATTTGGAATAATTTGTTATATTTGTGCAATGGTTCGGTCTCACAATATAGAACATAAAAAAGTTATTAACCCTACTAATAACGTGGACGTGAGACCCTACGAAGTTAGTGGGGTTTTTTATTGATTAAATTTTAAGTTATGAGCGGTTGGATTAAGTTACACAGGCAAATTTTAGAGTGGGAGTGGTATTCGGATAATAATTGTTTTCGTCTTTTTCTACATTTATTATTAAAAGCAAATCACAAGGAACGTAGGTTTAAGGGTATCGAGTTGGAAGTTGGAACGATAGTAACCAGTCGAGACCTTTTAGCAAGGGAAACGGGGTTAACAGGGCAACAAATACGAACGGCATTAAATAAGCTAATTTTAACCAACGAAATAACCAGCGTTTCAAGTTCGCAAGGTACTATTATTCAGGTAGTTAATTACGAAAAATACCAAGTATTAACCAACGAAATAACAAA